CATCGAAGTGGGTCAGACTTGCATGTAAGCGTCATCTCGACGATCTACAGCGCAAAGACTTCCGCTGGCGGTTCGATGAGAGCAAGGCGAATCATATTTGCGCCTTTGCCGAGCGGTGTAAGCACGAAAAGGGTACTCTTCAGGGTCAGCGTATCCGGCTCGAAGATTGGCAAGTCTTCATCCTCGCCAGCATATTCGGATGGGTCGATGAAGATGGTATCCGCAAGGTACGCGAGGCTTTCATCCTCGTTCCCCGCGGCAACGGCAAGAGTCCACTAGCAGCGATCATCGCTCTGTGGATGGCGTTTTTTGAGAGAGAGCCAGGAGCGGAAGTTTACTGCGGCGCCACGACGCAGAATCAAGCATTTGAAGTATTCCGTCCTGCAAAGGCGATGGTAGAGCAGGAACCTACCTTCGCTAGGTTGGGCATTGCTGCTGCAACGAAGTCTATCTATCAGACTTCCACACGCTCACGCTTCCAGCCTGTAATCGGCAAACCCGGTGACGGTGCATCAGTTTGGTGCGCGATCCTCGATGAGCTTCACGAAGCCGTCGACCCTGCACAGTACGACACATTCAAGACAGGCGCGAACAAGCGCAAGAACTCGCTCATCGTCATCATCTCGACGGCGGGCTCAACAACTGAAGGTCCATGTCTCGCTCGACAGCGTGATGTTGAGAAGATGCTCGAAGGCGTTATTGACGACGAGCGTCTATTCGGCGTCATTCACATGGCCGACCCAGAGATTGACTGGTCGTCACGCGAAGCTCTCGTGATGGCAAACCCGAACCTGGGTATCTCCAACGACGAAGAAGCTCTCCTGCTCGATCAGGCAGAGGCAGTCCGCAACCCTGCAAAGCAGAATATCTTCCGCTGCAAGCACCTCAATCAGTGGATGACTGCAGCATCAGCATGGATGAATCTTCCTGCGTGGATGAAGTGTGCAGACAGCACACTTAAGCTCGAAGATTTCAAAGAAGACCCTTGCTGGATCGGCATCGACACCTCAAGCAAGCTGGACCTGTCGTCTATCGTCAGACTCTTCCGTCGCGAGATAGAAGGCAAGGCACACTATTACGCATTCTCGAGAAACTACTTGCCTGAGTCGCAAGTGAATCTGCCTGAAAACCAGCACTACTTGAAATGGTCGAAGCAGGGGTATCTCAAGACAGTCGATGGCTCAGAGATAGACTTCGATGTGCTCAAGGCCGACACGGTAGAAGACGCTGTCGCCTATAAGGTCGAGGAAGTCTGCTTCGATGAAACACACGGCGGCTTGGGGATGGTGCAGAGCATCGTCAAAGAAACAGGCGTCACTCAGAGCATTACTCCACAGAGAGCCTTAGTGATATCACCAGCCATGAAAGAACTGGAGGGTGCTGTCGCCGGTGGCCGTTTCCACTTTGACGGTAACCCAGTAATGACTTGGTGTGTAAGCAACATTCAGACGAAAGAGGGTAACAACGGCCTCTATCGTATGCCTGAAAAAGGGAACAGAGAACACAAGATCGACACCGCAATGGCGACTCTATTCGCCATGTCGCGGGCAATGATCTACAAGCCCAAACCAAAGAAGACGTTCAAGCCCTTCTTTCTGTAACTGAGACCTGACACATTGGCATTCCTCGATCTATTTCGACGCGGCGGTGAACGTCGCAGCACGACCCTAAACCCCGCCGGCCTATTTACCGCTGCATGGGATGTGCTTACAAATACACACGGCACCGATAGCGGCCAGCCGGTAAACGAGTCAACCGCCCTTCAGCACCTCACCGTCTACGCTTGCACACGAGTCATTGCCGAGTCCATTGGTTCAATGACTCTGCGTCTCTATAAACGGCTACCCAAGGGACGGCAAGAGGCGGTAGAGAATCCCCTACATCGGATGCTGTCGGTATCTCCCAATTCTGATATGCAGGCGCCGGTTATGTGGGAGTCACTCGCCGGTGCAATGGCTGTCAAAGGTCATAGCTTCGCCGAAATCCTCCGCAACAAGGAAGGCTTACCGGTAGGACTATACCCGCTCGATCCTCGGATGACTGAACCAGTTCGTTTGCCGAATGGTGACCTCGCCTACAAAACAGCAGTCGGCCTCAAGAGCGGTCAGACTCGAATCATCGCAAATAAAGACATGCTCTCGTTCCCTCTGTTCTCGTGGGATGGACTCAAGGGTCTGTCACCTATTGGCCAGGCGAGGAACATGGTGGGTCTTGCCATCGCTGCCGAGAAATATGGCGCCAAATTCTTTGGCAATAACTCCGTCCCGCCCGGCTACCTTTCACCTGTAGGTGAAGTGTCCGAAGAAGACCTGAACAACATGCGAGAGTTCTGGGAGCGGGCCAACTCAGCCGCTAATCAAGGTCGCATCGGTGTATTGCCCTCCGATTGGAAGTTGACCCAGCTTTCGATGTCCCCTGAGGACTCGCAGTTCCTTCAGACCCAGCAATTCTCACGCACTGCTATAGCCGCACTTTTCCGTGTGCCTCCCCACATGGCCGGCGACACGTCGCGACTCAGTAACAACAACCATGAGCAAATGAGTCTGTCTTTCGTGACGGACACTCTAAGACCTTACCTGGTCCGTATCGAGAAGGAAATCCAGCGCAAGCTACTACCCGAGGATGGTTCGCTCTTCGCCGAGTTCGATGTCAGCGAACGTCTACGCGGTGACTTCGCATCCACGATGCAGGGCTTCGCGGTCGGCAAACAATGGGGATTCTACTCGACCAACATCGTCCTCGAGAAGCTCGGCGAGAATCCCATCGGCCCCGAGGGTGACGTTTACTGGGCACCGGCCAACATGATCAACGCCGCGAACCTCATCGCAAAGGCACCGGACCCATCGCCAGAACCTCTACTGGACCCACCGACGCCAGCACAGCGTAGTTTGTTTGATTCGTACATTCCAGCATTCGCCGGACTATTTGGTGATGCAGTTGGCCGAGTCACTACACGCAGCAAGCGCGATGCTGAATCGATCACGCCTATTCTCTTGCCGGTCCTGGACTCCATTGCGTCACTGGTCGAGACCGAAGCTCGGAGCCAGTTCAATCTACCAGATGCATGGAAGCCCTCGGACAAGATCATTCGCGACTGTATCAAGTCCATCTCGTCCCGCGCCGACAACTGGACTCCAGAAACGAAGATGCAGAACGCATCGACTGAGTTGAACAAGGCCATACGTTCGATTCACGTCAACACCTACAGAGAAGCGGGAGCCGCGGTCGCGCTCATATCGCCGCCTACTATCCCCGGAGAAGTTCATGAAGACAAGTAACATTGAGCGGCGCAATATAACGCACGAATTCCGTGTATCGGGAGATGGTGAGCCAGCGACTATCTCAGGCTACGCATCCCTGTTCAATTCGCCATACGACGCGGGCTGGTGGACCGAACAGGTAGACCTCCATGCATTCGATTCGGTCATGTCGACCAATCCTGATGTGCGTGCTCTCTGGAATCACAATGCCGACTGTGTTCTCGGTCGTACCGCGGCCGGAACACTGCATCTTTCCATTGACGCCCGCGGCCTTGCTTACGTGATCGATCCACCTGACACCCAGCTCGCACGCGATCTCATGGTCTCGATGCGCCGGAAGGATGTAACGCAGTCCAGCTTTGCCTTCATCACCAAGCGCGATCAGTGGATGGACAATGCAGACGGAACAGTCACCCGCACAATTCTCGAGTTTGAGGAGCTGTTCGACGTAAGCCCGGTCACCTACCCGGCGAACCCTGCTACCAATAGCCAGGCACGTAGCCTGCCGGCATCGATGCCGAAGGAAATGCGCTCTCGCTTCGAGAAACGCGACCTCATGGACGATGCAGACGACTGTGTCTGTGGTTGCCCACAATGCGCCTCCGGTGCATGTGGCATCTGTTCTTCAACTCCACAGTGTATCGGCGCTATGCGTTCCGTAGTGTCCGACAGCGAAGTCCGCAAGATGCACATGCGACTCGCACTCCTCAACAAATAAGCACCACCGCAAGACGGACGAGCCGCCTAGTCGGTCGCGTTCATTCGCACTCGCTCGCCTTGCAGACCGGTAGATCGCCCGCCGCGATTGTGACCGGCATTCACCCCAGCAACAACAAGGAAAAGCAATGATTCTGTCTCAGCTCCAGGAAAAACGTAACAAACTCATGGCCGATGCAACGGCCCTCGTGGCGGGCGAAAACATCACCGTCGAGCAGCGTAACCAGTTCGACGGCTACATGGCCGAAGTCTCCGTCATTGACGGCGATATCACTCGCCTAAAGGCGGTGGAAGAGCATCGCGCTGCGATGCGTAACCCAGTCAATCAGCCCCGCCCCAACCCGTCCGAGTCGAATGACCCAGAAGAGCGTGCAGAGGTTCGTCATGCCGCACAGAAGGCATCTCTCCGCAGCTATCTGACTACCGGCCGCATTGAGACTCGTGACCTCACCACTGTGAACTCTGGCGTGGCAATCCCGATTGGCTTCAATCCCCAGGTCATCGAGGCGCAGAAGTCTTACGGTGAGATTTACGACATCGTCAACGTCGTGAAAACCGACCACGGTAACCCAATCAAGATGGTTCTCGACAACGACACCAACAACAGCCTCCAGTCTGTGACTGTCGGCACCGCTGCTGGTGAGTTGGACCCAACCCTGACTGGAGTTACGCTGCAGGTCGATAACTTTACGACCGGTGTGGTGAAGGTAGACAACGGCTTCCTGACCGATGCAGGGTTCGACATCGAGAAGTGGCTTCGCGACAAGTTCTTGAAGCGGTTTTTCCGTGGCGCATCTGGCCTGATTCTTACCGGTGACGGCGGCTCGATTGCTTCGCTCACGGCGGCCTATGACACTGCGAACACCATCACTTCCGCCGTAGTCAACAAGCTTGGCTATCTGGATTTCGCTGCGGCAATCGGTGCGCTCGACCCGGCCTACCAGTCAAATGCCGTCTGGGCAATGTCGAATGCAACTCTTGCCACCGTAATCGGACTGTCTGACAACAACGGTCGTCCGCTGTTCCTGCCTAACTACGGCAATGCTTCTAACGGCTTCGTCGGAACCATCGTCGGCTACCCCGTTAAGCTCGTGACACAGCTTCCGTCTGTAGCGACCGGCAACGTTCCTGTCCTGTTCGGTGACTTCTCTGAAGGCTATGTTTTCCGTCAGCAGAACCCGGGCATCGGCATCCTTCGCCTGAACGAGTTGTTCGCTGCTGGGTACGAGACCGGCTTCGTCGGCTTCGCTCGTCTCGGTGGAGTTGTGACGGACGCGGGAACTCACCCAATCGCTTCCATCACCATCAAGTAAAACCCTGGGCGTGGCGGCCTTGTAAACCGTCACGCCCTCATTTCTCTCCTCACAACTCACAGGACTGACTAATTGTTCCTATCGACCCAACTCGTCACTCCTCCCGCGGCTGAACCCATCACTATTCAGCAGGCGAAGCTACATCTCCGCGTCGATTACCCAGAAGACGACACACTCATCACCGGACTTATCATCGCAGCTCGTCAATACTGCGAGAAGAGAACGAATCGCGCATTCTTCAATCAGACTTGGTTGCGTACTCTCGACTTCTTCCCGCTCTACGGACGCATTGAAGGCAGCCGCTCACCATCAGAGCGCGACACATGGCCTTACGGCACATGGTATTGGGACCGCGTCACCATCGATCTTCCCCACGCCAAGACAGTCAGTGTCACGTCGATCACATTCATCGACAGCAACGGCGATCAGCAGACTCTTCCGACAGATTCCTACAACGTA